GGATCTACTGGGACATCAAAGAAGAAGGGTTTACTCAATGAGTAATTCCGGTGAGCAGCGAAAACTCAGTGGGTTGTAATAAACTATCTACTGGAGTCAGACTATGGGTTACATACGTAAGCACAAGCACGACATTAGGTCTGGATTCGAAGCAACTTTATTAATAACTGGGATATTATGTTTATCTCCATTTATTATGATGGTAGCTGCGAGTTCATACTAAGTCATTTTAAGAAGACGGGAGGGAGTGATCCTTCCCAACTTTTTTTCAAATAAACGTTTACATTCATTGAAAAGTATGATATAATATACTATTATTCGATATGGTTATACTATGAAATTTTACACATCTATCTCACGCTATGGCAATAATCTTCTTTACAGAGGTTATAGCAATGGTAAAAAAATCCAAACAAAAATCAAGTACAAACCGACATTCTATGTCAATACACCTAATACTACACCATTTAAAGCCTTAGATGGAACAAAAGTTGCGCCTATCAAATTTGAAGATATGCGTGAAGCTAAAGATTGGCTAGCAGCAAATCAACATACTGCAGGCCGACATATTTATGGTAACAACAAACATATTCCAGCGTATATTAATGAAGCATTCCCTGGCAATATTAAGTTTGATCGTAACCTTATTAACGTAACAACAATCGATATTGAAGTACAATCAGACGCTGGATTCCCTGAACCAGAACATGCAGCTCATGAAGTAACAGCAATCTGTATGAAAAACAATATTGATAACACATTCTATGTCTGGGGTCTTAAAGATTACGACGTAGAAAATACTTACATGACAGAAAATCGTGTGGTATACGAAAAGTGTATGACTGAATCAGAACTTCTATTGAAATTCATTGCTCATTGGTCTTTACCATCGCAGTGCCCTGATGTAATCACTGGGTGGAATTCGAGGTTCTTCGATATACCATACCTTGTTAATCGTATCATTAAAATCCATGGCGAAGAGTTCGTTCGTAGATTATCTCCCTGGGGTTTGATCGATCGTCGTGATGTCAATACAATGCAGCGTAAACAGTGCGCTTATGAAATTCAAGGTATCGCTCAAATGGATTACCTTGATCTATTTCGTAAATTTGGTTACTCGTATGGTCCACAAGAATCATACAAGCTTGACAATATTGCTCACGTAGTACTTGGAGAACGTAAGCTTTCTTATGAAGAACATGGTAACCTTCACACTCTTTACATACACGATCATCAAAAGTTTATTGACTACAACATTAAAGACGTAGACTTGGTAGATCGCTTCGAAGATAAGATGGGTCTTATTACATTAGCTCTTACTATGGCTTATCGTGGTGGTGTTAACTACGGCGATGTTATGGGTACAACTGCTATATGGGATTCTATTATCTTTCGTAATCTACATGCAAATAACGTTATCGTTCCATTCGGTGAAGAAAAGTTTAAATCACCATATCCAGGCGGCTTTGTAAAAGATCCACATGTTGGAATGCACGAATGGGTTGTTTCCTTTGATTTGAACTCACTGTATCCATCAATCATTATGCAAAATAACATGTCTCCTGAAACTATTATCAATGGTAAAGTTGCTAATGTTACTGTTGATAGTCTTCTAAGTGGCGATGTTAAACCTAAGCTTGAAGCTAATGAATGTGCTTCAGCTTCAGGTCAGTACTTTACTACTGATGAACAAGGTATCCTACCAAAAATCATTGACGAAATGTACAGTGAACGTGTTGTAATTAAACGCGCAATGATCAATGGTCAAAAGGAACTTGAAAAGGTTGACAAAAACAACAAACAAGAATTGTATCGAGTTCAACGCGATATTAACATCGCAGAAAATCAACAAATGTCTATTAAGATTCTTCTAAACAGTCTTTATGGCGCACTTGGTAACAAGTACTTTAGATTCTTTGATCAACGTATTGCTGAAGGTATTACTCTATCTGGTCAGCTTACTATTCGCTGGGCTGAAAAGGCTATCAACGAATATCTCAATAAGATTCTTAAAACCAAAAAAGACTATGTTATTGCTATCGACACAGATTCTGTCTACGTAGTACTCGATGATCTTGTTAAAGCTGTTAGTCCTAAGAATCCATTGGAATTTGTCGATACTGTTTGTAAGGAAAAGCTTGAAACTGTTCTTGAAGAAAGCTATGCCGACTTGTTTAAAGTCATGGGTGGTATCGAAAACAGAATGGTTATGAAACGTGAAGCAATTGCTGATCGCGGTATCTGGACAGCAAAGAAAAGATATATCCTAAACGTTCTTGATAACGAAGGCGTTCGATATGCTGAACCAAAGCTTAAAATTATGGGTATCGAAGCTATTAAGTCTTCTACACCAGCTCCATGTCGTGAAGCGCTTAAGCAAATGTTTAAAACAATCATTAGTGGTTCTGAATCAAAAGTTCAGCAAGATATTGAAACCTTTAGAACGTACTTTAAAACACTGCCACCCGATGAGATTGCGTTTCCACGAGGTATAACTAACCTTACTAACTATATGGATAATCAAACCATATATAAAAAGGGTACACCAATCCATGCTCGTGGTAGTATCATGTATAACAAAATGCTAGTGGACAAATCGCTCACTAAGCAATATAACAAGATTCAGAATGGCGAAAAGATTAAGTTTATCTATCTTCGAACACCTAATCATATGAAGGAAAACGTAATATCTTTCCTTGATTATTTGCCTGAAGAGTTTGGTCTACATCGCTACATCGATTACGACACTCAGTTTGATAAAACATTCTTAGGTGTTATTGATCCAATACTTCAAGCTGTTGGTTGGAACTCAAAGGACATAGCAACGCTTGATGAATTCTTTTAAAATAAACCTTTACATTCAACCAAAACTATGATATAATATAACTATTATGAAAGGAGATATAAATGACAATTAAATTATTAAGACTTACTTCAGGTGAAGAAATCATCGCAACTATTACTGGCTCTACTTCAGACTCAGTTACATTTGAAAAGCCTGTAGCGTTATATGCTGCTGAAGAAGGTAAATTAGGCTTTATGCCTTATGTTCCATACACAAAGGCTGAAGATGGACTAACTATTAAATCAGAACATATTCTATTTGAAGTTGATCCTATCAGTGAAGTACTAGATCAATACAAATCTGCTACTAGTGTTATTCAAATTACGCAACCACAAGGTATTATTGTATGAACTGGGTAAAAGATATTAAAGATATGCACGCTAAGTATGGTGTACATGAATGGGTTAAAAACAATCCAGAAAAACTGGAACAGCTACTACATTTTCGTGTAGCGTTTCTTAAGGAAGAGTTTGATGAAACATTTAAAGCTACTGGTGAGAAAGACGCTGAAGAAATAGTTGATGGTCTTATTGATCTATGTGTAGTTGCTATTGGAACACTGGATGTTATGGGTATCGATGCTGATGAAGCTTGGTATAATGTTCACAAAGCTAATATGGCAAAAGAAGTTGGCGTAAAAGAATCACGACCAAATCCACTTGGTCTTCCTGATTTAGTTAAACCCGAAGGCTGGAAAGCTCCTGACCACACTGGTAATCATGGTCTTTTAGTAAATTTATAATATGAGTTAACAATGGTATCTCTGACAATATTTGATAGTATATATGATAACAAAACTGTTAAAAGAATTGATTATAAGTCTTTTGATGATTTTGAAAAAGTATTATACCGTTTGGCAGATGGTGATAAGTATCAAAAGAAAACTGATGCTCCCTTAATATCACCAGCCACATATAAGACCGAAACCACTCGAGCTAATGCTAATGTTGTTAGTTGGGGTGGTTTCGGCATTGTCGATGTTGATGACTATGAAGGATCTATTGAAGATATTCATGAAAAATATTCAAAATACAAATATGTTTGTTATTCAACAGCAAGTTCAACTAAAGAACATCCAAAATTTAGATTAGTATTCCCATTGACTGAATCAGTTGATGCTGATAAGATTAAACATTTTTGGTTCGCATTAAATAAAGAGATAGGAGATATCGCAGATGCACAAACAAAAGATCTTAGTAGAATGTACTATGTCCCTTCAAGGTATAAAAATGCCTACAACTTTATATTCACACACGATGGACTCGTCATGGATCCAAACAAACTTATGGAACAACACCGATACGTCGTATCAAATGAATCGTTTTTCGATAAGTTACCAGAAGCAATTAGGAACGGACTTGTTGAACACAGAAAAAACCAACTCAACAACACTAACTTTTCATGGACTGGATACAAAGACTGCCCTTTTGTAAATAAAAAACAGGTAGAAGACTACAAAGGTATTACTGGCTCAGGTTGGTATTTACAGATGTACAAAATTATGGTGTCAACTGCAGGTAATGCGATGCAACGAGGTTATCCAATCTCGGCTCGTGAAGTTGCTTGGATTTGTTCAGACTTGGACAATGAAACCGGTGGTTGGTATGGAAAACGAGATATGATTAAAGAAGCTGAAAGAGCAATTGATTTTGTCTTTCGAAATAATATATAGGAGAAAAAGATGGGTATTAAAATGTTAGGCAGTAAAGTTCTAGTAACAGCTGTAGTAAAAGAGCAAACAACTTCAGGCGGTATTATTCTTACTGCTGATACAACTAAAGGATCTAAGCCAGGTTTAGTTTTGGCTGTTGGACCATTGGCTATCGATGAAGTTCAATCAGGTCAAAGAGTATTTCTTGATTGGAATAAAGCTATGCCGGTCGATTATGAAGGTGAAGCTGCAGCGATTATCGACCTTGATTGGATTAAAGCGGTGATTTCGTAATGTATACATATAAAGCACACGTAACAAGAGTTGTTGATGGTGATACCATTGATGTCGATATCGATCTTGGTTTTGGTATGGTCTACAAGAAACAACGTGTTCGTATGATGGCCATTGATACTCCAGAATCTCGAACTCGTGATCTTGAAGAAAAGTTCTATGGTAAAGAATCTAAGTATTTTTTACAGAATTTGATTCAATCGGTTGAAGATGAAGTTACGTTGATCTCTCATGAGAAAGGTAAGTTTGGTAGAATTCTTGGTGAAATCTTTATTGAAGGCGAAGAGAAATCTGTTAATCAATTAATGAT